GCGAGGTTATCAATCCGTTTTATAGGATTATGGCGAGCTCCCCGTGAGCGATCGCAGTCTGCGGTAAGGCAACACTAGCCAGACGACACCAGTGGGTAGGCAAGCCTTTGTCGGTGTCTATCAATTCCCACCATTACAATACGCAGTTCGCAATGGCTGGGCTGCCGCGGGCTGGCAGACTTATATCACACTGGTGGACGCAGTGTGCCCGCGATATGATTCAACTTTCCTTCTGCGACAATATGACAGTCAAATGGGCAAATACGCAGCCGGGAATGGGAGACCAAATCCCAAACCCCCGCGATCTTCGCGGGAGCCCGACGTGGCAAAGTCCATGCTGGCAGGTGCCAGGGTTTCCCAACCCCTTTGTTGTCGACACCACATTCAGGAAACCCGCTATATGGGCAGCGACCGTTTGGTGTGTAACGTAGCTGTGAGGAATGGTATTGGAGTTGATGATCCATAGTTAAATGGTAGTGGATTGTTGCCAAAGGAACGTGCCCGAAAGCACTAGGACTACGACATCATCCGCATTATCGATTTGCCGGCAGCCTTAATCATGCCAAACTCTGGAGCTATTGTCGTCGCCAAGTTCGACGTTTGCTGTAGGAACCAAGCGCGGTTCTGTGACAGGTAGTTAAGAACATCGCGGATGGAGTTGCGCGAAGATGAGGCGGCGAGGGCAGGCGTGACACTGCCGATGCCAGCCTTGGGCTGGTACTCATAGACCACTACTGCGCGAACGCGGATGCCAGTGCTCACCGGAATGCCGGCAAGGGACATGACAAGCGCTGTGAGGTTGTCACGCGCACCGGGAATGGCGGCCGAACCGGGGGCAAACCACTCATAGTCGTTCTCCGCCGGGCACCACTTGATCTCGATCATCTGGTCGGGAACACGCGTAACGAGCTGTGAAGCCTGGCGCAGAGTGCCGGTGACGACGGTCGTGGCGGTGGGAGCGGCGGTGAAGGCTGGCATGCAACCGAGGCCGAGAATGCCGGAGCGGTTCTGCTCGCTGCCTGCCCAAAAGACTTGGAGGCAGGCAGAAAGGGCGCGAGCGGACGATGCGTTGTTTGCAAGGTACGATGTGATCGAAAGCCCGGCAGGCGTAATCGGCACGAGGTCGCCGGTCACTGCCGCCGAGCCAATGTAGTACGTGTTGAGCGACGGCACGAGCGCGAAGTACGACCCGGTGTCGGTGGCAGAGGTGTTGATCAGCACATCTGTTTCAAAGCGCTGGACAATAGAACCACGGCCATCAGCAAAAGGCCCGTTAACGAGCGGGCCATTGCACGGGTCGGAAAGCAACTTGGCATACTGTGCCGCCGCCTGATCTAGGCTAGGGAAAGGCACGGGCTGGCGGATAATCTTGCGGGGTGCGTTGGTAGTCCTGCGCGCGGTGGCATTGCGCGACTGCAGGCGGGCAACCTTGAGCCGTTTAGCGGCCATGGTTCCTAGCGGTAGGGTTTGAGCAAAAGTGCGTATGGTGAGGTTTCGGTGATGGCTGGATTGGAGTGAGCTGTTTGGGAAAATGTTGGCCGCGCCTGCAGCGGGAACGGCCGGGATAAGATGTGCTCGAGGAGCTCCTGGTGGTCAGGTGTGATACCGAAGCATTCCCAGAACTCCACGCGGGCAGCGGCTGTGATTGTCCGCTGCTTAAGCTTGGCGCCGCGCGCCCAGTACTCGAGGCCGCCGTATTGGCGCTCCCGTGCGACTGGCCTGATATGCGGCTCCACAGCAGCCATCGAAGAGTATAAAGCTGACAGCACCGGCACATCACCATAGAGTGACATGCCGGCGACGCCCTTGGCGTTGATGATTGTTCTCGCCACCCGCTCCGACCTCATGTTGTGCAGAAAGACGGTGTCCTTAGCGACAGCGCGCACGGGGTTACGGACCATTGTTTCACGGTCGTTCACGCGCATGTATCGCATCTGGCAGAACTCGGCCTGCCTGAGATCATAAACGGTTGGTTCGACAGCCATATCGAAGCCAAGTTTGCCAAAGAAGGGCTGCACCTCGGGAACAAACCGCGCCTCATCGGCGCGCTCCAAGATTACAACAACATCATCACCGTTGTTGATGAGGTCGGCGTGGGTTATACCACAGTCTATCAGGCACTGGAGCACCATCAAGACCATCAGGGTGCAATTGCCCAGGGAGGTATTAAAGTCCCCAGACATGCGCACACCGTCAACCGAATACCCACATTTCCCATCTCGTGTGTAACCGGTGCCTTCATTACGCAGCTGCGCGCGGAGAAGCGCTGCAAGTTCTGCGTCACCGGGATAATAGTCCAATAGTATGCTGTGCTCAAATTCCAGGGCTTGCCTCGAAATGTGCTGGTCGAAGCGGGATGCATCCAAACCCACAAAAGCAGGGGATGCAAACGGCTCCGTCTTGCCGCGCATTACCGCGGCCAGCGTCTCGGCATTCATGCCCTTAGCCACAACAGGCCCGACCGCGCCCAGTGCTGTGCACGCAGCTGTGAGTCGCTTGTATACAAGCTTCTCGATGGGCGCCAGGTAGGTGCCAAGCGCCACATTGTACACTGCCGAGCGGGGATTGATGAGCCTGGGGGGCCCCTTGGTGACCGCTTCGCGTTTAGGGAAAGGCCTGACGGCCGTATCACGCCTGTTCCAACCCCGTGTGGCGAACACTTGTGCGGCACGTTTGTACATTCGCCTCTTGGCACCTTCGTATCGATCCGCAAAAGCGGAGCCGTTGATGCGGAGTGGGAATGCACGCACGGCGGGCAGTAGCGCGCGCGCCTTAGCGAGGGTGGTGAAGAATGAGACGGTCGGTTTGCGCGGTGCCTGTGAACCGGCAGGCCCACACCGCAGCACACGGCCGATGATTGCTGCACGCAGATTTACGTACAGCGGGCCAAAGCACAGCCAGCCGACTGCGCTGATGTGATGCGATGTCGCGTAGTATATATTTGCCGTTAGGGACTTCCATCCAGTTGCAGCGTCTGACCTTAAGCCAGGCACGTCTGGATACGTCGTGCCATCCACGGCAGCCTGACGCTCTTGGAGGCAGCCCTATTCGGCAGCGAAGGTAACGTGGGGAGCCTCGTTTGCCCAGCGGGCTTTGAGACGCTCGACCCAGGACATGCCGGCACGCTTGTAATGCGACTCAAATCGCGCTCGAACGTCCGGCCTGCGCATAAACTCCTCGCCATACTCCTCCGTGCGTTGCGGAACAAACGCGAGGTAAGTGGCGGTCTGCACGACGTGGTGTAGGTCGGTCTCCCGTATGTCCTTAAACTCAGCGGCAATGCTCGCAAGTTGCCGGTACACAACTACGCGGTTTGCCTCCGTTGGTTTTGGTAGCGGATGCGTCCGGCGGTACTTGTCGACGATGGCGCGCGCGGATACGCTGCGTGCCGCGTGACGTGCCGTAGCCACATCGCTGATGTCCAACTCAGCATCTCCGTCAATAGCCATGTTAATAACATCGGCCCCAGTGCGTCGAAGTGCGGCGCGATGCGCGCGCCTGCGCTCGTGGCGAGAACCCAGCACAGCGACACGAAGGCCACGCGCAATGGGCCCGGTGAATGAAAGGGCCACGCATATGCGAGCCACGAACACGCACAGGTATGCCAGCATTCCCGTAATAGAGAGGTAAATTGTAGTAAAGAACGCCGCAGTGTCGGCCGAGTCGTCAGTGCGGTCATCTCGTCCCGCATCATCGTCTCCGCTGCTCGCCGTGTCTGCTCCATCTTTTCCAAGCGCGTCGATCCACCTTATCTCTGCCTCAGTGAAGCCGGAGTAATCGATAGCCATGGGAAAGGCCTGTGTTTTACATCGACAGGGGATGACGTCT